CTACTATTGCACGATCTCGATTGCTTGCTTTACTTTCCAACACACTTTGTTTTTTTGGTTTTATTTCGATTAGTTCAGTAACAACCTTATTATGTTTGTTTCTGTATTGTATTAAAAAGTCAGGAATATATCTTGTCTTCTTGCCAGTGAGTGGATTTACGTAAGGAATTACTAGACTTTCACTCGACCATGATATAATGTGATCGTTACTATCGCAAAAACGCATAAACGCAAGTTCCCATCCACTTCTATACTTGGGCACACCTTTTCCTGCATATTTTTGAGGATTTAGAACTACGTAAGGTCCTTGTTGGAACTTGTTAGCCATAGTTCACCTATATTAAGATATTGCGTGCAGTATACTGATTTGGAGTAGAAATTGAAGTTATACCAAGTAATGTGGTGTTACTGCGTTGATTATTTAGATAATAAGCAAGAGTGGCAGTAATTTGTATAGTATTTTGATTACGGAGTTGATTTAAGATATTTTCAACTGACTCACCATTATCTTCGCTGATTTGAAATACGCTGAGTGTAAAATTTTCTGCTTGATCTTTACTTGCAAAAATACTTGCAAAAAAACTGTACACAGTATCATATTGATTTTGATCAATTACAAGTTCACGCTGATAAAAATCATCAAATGCTCTAACAGTTGGATCAGTTCCTGGATTTGGATAGTTTATTGTTGCCATACTAGCCTCTTTGATTTGGATTTTTACCAACTTGATTCGGAACTGTTATTGGTCCGTTTAGGTTAGTAGGATTCTGCTCTGTTCCAGTATTAGCAGGTTTAAGTGTTGCGGCCTGGTCGTTAAGTGGGGTGAATCTAGCCTGTTTTGGAAAGAACCCACTGCCTCTAGCTGCACCTGGTAAATCTTCTTTTATAACATTTCTAGCAATATTTGTCGATTCAGTTTTGAACATTTCATTGAGATCTCTGCCTTTGAAGGTTTGATAAGCAGTGCCACCTTTTTGAATTGCTCCAACAACACCTGCAAGATTTCCAGCACTTAAATCTGTAATAATTCCTGCACCAGCATCAATTAGTCCACTTTGTCCAAATATTGTAGCAGTGGCACCAGGACGAGCCAATGGTGATTTTGTTGTATCATAGTTTGCATTATTGCCAAAACTTGGAATAGCATCATCTGGTGAACTACCATTGATTGCGCCATGATAGTATTTGACTGTTTCATATTCAAAAGTAAAGGTATTTTGCATGATGCCGGTACCCTCGTTGTAGTTGTAAGTATCATGTTCAAATGCACTGATAATAGGATTTACAAGCACATAGGCTGCAAACTGATGATCGTTAAATCCAAATATTGTGATATCTCTAAAGAATGCTGGCTTACCACCTCTAGTATCAGTAGGACCATCCATATAACTTTCGCCAATATAGCCCCAATCGTTTATTTCTCTATCCTGAGTATAAATGTCTCTGAATCCATATGGGTATGCTGCTCCTGGATCTACACCACTGGCGTTTTGTCCAAGACTACCGTTTGTTACTGCGGCATCAAGATATTTTTGGCTAGCATCTTTATAATAGTATGCATAATAATTGTACCATAGTTCTCTAGCAAGATCGCTGGTATCGTCATGCATGACACATGTAATTGGGTCGTACTCTATTTGTGTTTGGACTTTACGTTTTCTATTGTACTGATTCATAGTGTCAACAGAAAATTTATAAGCAGGAAGTTTTACTTCTTTTACCAGTAAACTGAGATTTGCAACATCTTGTGCTTGAAACACTGCCTGTAGTTGCGGAATTAAAAATGAATTTATGTTGAAGACTACATGAAATAAAAACTTTCGACGTGGAGAAAGCGCCGAGTTATTACTGCGAAATGTTTTACTCGCATGTGTATAATCTCTTAAAAAGTCGTTTCCAAAAAATCCTTTGAGTACATCGTCACCAAAAGCCATAAGTTACTCCTCTAACTTAATTAGCCAGTTACAACGTCACCCAGTGTTCTTCCTACTGTAGATCCAATTCCTGTTCCAAGTGGTGTCTGTACTGCGTTGTCATAACGTAATGAGCATTCAATTGTTACAGGATCGTTTGATGCATAGTCTAAGTCACCATAGTTAGCACTTACTAAAAAGCAACCATATAGTTCCCATGTTTCAAGTACGTTAGGTGTGCTTGTTCCGTTACCACCATCTAGTACTTCACAACGTGTAACAAACTTATAGTCAATACCTGAACTTGCTGATGCTTGTTCTAGTGTATCCATTTGCTTTTGAATTTGCTCACCAACTAATCTACTAACATTTCCACCAGCATCATCTCTGAATGTTGCTGATACAGCGTCCCATGTTTGACGTCCAGCAAGATAAATTCTACTGTTGTAAATTGGTACTTCAATTTCTTCAAAGTTTATAGTAGGTCTAGTAAAAGTCATTACCTGTTTGGTAAGTTCTGTTCTAGGTGTAGACACTCCCATGTTTTCAAATACCACCCGGTAGCGATATTTTAGTTTTGGCATTAACAGTCCTTGAGTTGGACTGGATTGGTCTGACGCCAATGGTACTGTCATTCTTGTTAGCGATGATACGGCCATTTTATAATTCTCCTTATTATAATTTTATTTATCTATTTTTGACCACAAAAAAATGGAGCCGAAGCTCCATTTTGTATTTTTTCTTGTTCTTACGTTACCGCAGCCGAGCTTGCTACGTTACCAGCTGCAATTTCGCCTGTGTTCTTAATTCTTACAGGTATGAAGATAAATTCAACTGCTTTAACTGGCTCGATAGCAACATCAACATATAATTCGTTGGCGTCTATTCTAGCTGGTGTGTTGTTCGAAGTATCACAAACTACCAAATAGTCATATATACCACGTTTTGCTACTAAATCAATCATCAAGCTCTCAATTGCATTTTTGATTTCATCTCTTGTAGTGGTATCGTTTGGCTCAAAAACAAAGTTCTTACCAATTGTTTCTAGTCTACCTCTGATAAATGCTACAAGTCTTGCAACGTTTATTCTATCAAGTGAACTACCAGTAAATGTTGTTTTGTTACCATAGTTAAGTATACCTGATCCAGGAATAAAAGTAATTGGATTTATACTGTTTTCATATAGTGTATCTCTCAAACCTTGTCTTACCGCAGTTTGAACAAACTCACCTGTTTGAGCATTTACATATCCAATTTGACTTGCATTATCAACAGTACCACGTCGTGTACCTGCAGGTGCTAACCAAGGAAATGCTACATCGTCTGAACGTATCACAGTTCTCAGTATCATGTGTGTTGCTGGTGCAACAACTGTTTGTCCAGATAAGTCTGTAGTTTGACAACTTGGATAAAACACACCAAAATATGGATCAGCAGTAGTCAGTCCATCACCATTGGCATTTGTTGCCCAATTAGTGATAGCAGTTCCTGTGTCTTCTAAACGCATAGGTGTATCACTTAGAACAAATCCAGTATTGTTACGCTCATTGTTTAGTGCTACAAGGTTGTTTGCTAATTCTTCATAGTTTGGAGCACATAATAGATTAAAAATCTTTTGCTCTTCACGAAGTTCTTGTGCGCCATCAACTGATGCTTTAAGAGCCTGTACTACAATATTCCTAACTGCTTTTCTACCTGCAAACATAGCACCATTTGATTGTAAGCCACTTGCTGTTACCCAAGCGTCTTTCACAGTTGGTAATGCACCATATGTAGAAAATGGAAAGTCCGAAGAATTAAAATAATCTACTTGAAAGCTCTTAACATTAAATCCACTACGTCTTGTGTTGTATAACAACATGCCAGTTGGATAAAGTGTAGGATCTGGTTTATCAAGATCTACATAGTTACTGGTTAGTAGAGATTCAATTGTTGGAAGATCATCTGTTATAGGATCTGTAGTGCCATTTGCAGCCCAACGTGCATCTGCAAAAAGCACACCATTTTGTCCAGTTTGATCTGAGTTATCAATTAATACCCATTGATCAACTGAATCAACACTTTGCCATCTATAAATTAAAGGCCAGTTATCGAGATCAGCCGTTGAAATCCATAAGTCACCATATACCAATGCACTATCGTCACTTTGTTTTGTTGGAGCAGTTGAACTTATAATTGGACCAGCTGGTGAAGTTGTACTTAGGTCAAAACCTCTAGCATCGCTAGTAACATTTTGATAGCCTTTCCAAGTTCCACCATCCTGTATCATTATATCTACTGGATTAGTATCACTGTAATACCAATATGTTCCATCTGCTGGATCAATGCTTGGTGCAGTTGAACTAGCAGTATATCTTGGTGTAAGTCCAAATCCTAATGGAATCCAGTTACTTAGGATTACATTACTATCGCTACCTGTTCTAACTTGACCTGTGGTAACCGATGTGCTGATTCCTGCATCTGCAACTGGTGTACCACTTATGTCTTTAAGCACAATTACACCACCTTCGGTGTGTTCAATTTGAACTGCACCTGTGGACAACACTCTTGCAGTTGTGTTTGCTACATCAGCGGCAGTAAATGCAGTAACAAAGTCGGTTGCACTTGTTCCACCTAATGTTGCAGTAACCGCAGTAGTAAGAGTATCACTATTTTTAGCACTTGCTTGTATTGTAAATGTATTAAGATTGGTAAATGACGGAGTTGTTGTTGTTCCAGTAACAAGAGTTGCTCCTGTAGTGTAACGACTAAAAAACTTTGCCTCAAATGTATCTTGTTCAGCTCTGTCATACTGTGTATATAAAGAACCTGTTGCAATATTTGTTCCACCGCCTGCTGGATCTAATGCTTTTAATGCACTCTGATCATTTGCATAAATTGGGTTGTTAATTGTTGTGAATGAGTCTGTTGCTGCTGCATACTCTTTAATAACATAGTTTGCACCAAGATTCACATTGTTTGTTTTAAACCAAATTGAACCTGTTGGATGAGGCTCTGTGTCAAAGCTCTGCCATTGCGGGTTGCTGTAGTTTGGTCCAAAATGCACAACTGGTGCATAATAAGGCTTATCACCTCTTGAAGTACTTGTTGCAATTCCAACTTCAGTCAACAATGTTGAGTTGTTTCCATCGTCTATCATTGCAATACCATTGCCATCGTCAGTAGAACCATCATTGGCTGCAGTACTGTCTGCATATATTTCTAATTTGTTATCAGAACTTACAATAGCAGATATACCTGTTATTGAAGCAGTGTTTATGTCACTTGCAAGTGATGTTAATGTTGTTCCTGATGCAGTAATAGTTGTATCATTGATTACCATGCTATTACCAGCAGTTATTGTTGGATTAGTAGCAGTACCAATTACTGTTGGCCAGGAATTTTTCCAACTATCACTTCCAACAAGCACCCATGAATTAGCAGTAACACTAGCGGCACTATTTCCTGGAGATTTAAAGTACAATGGATTGTTTGTATTTGTTGTGTTTATTGCATAATCACCGATACTACCAATTGAATCAATTGGTACACCAGCTGATGTACCGCCGACTAAATCTGCTACACTTGTTATTACAGTTGGCACTTTGTTTGTAAAAACATTTGTAGTTGACGACCATTCAAAAGCACCATATGCACTTACACCTGTATCAAACCAATATGCACCATCTGCTGGATCGCCAGTAGGTCTTGTTGTAGTAGCAGTAAGTTGACTTAGATCAATGTCTGCTCTTTGTACATAAGCTCTGTTGCTGATACCAAGTGCTGAATAAGCAGCCAATAAACCGTATTCGTTTAGTTCGTAGCCATTTATACTTGTTCCTGCGGCTGTGCTATAAAAGAATGGAGTACCAAATGTTGCTGATAAATCTCTTTGTGATGTAATCAAGTATGGTTTATTTGCATTTGCTGCGGTTGTTCCTGCAGCTACTCCTACGCCTGCTCCACTTACTTTATTTTGAGCAGTTGCTATCAAAATAAAAGGGACTGAATTCGTTGCGGCTGGTAGATAGTTACTTTCATCTATTATAGTGACTTCTACGCCTGGTGATGTTAGTGCCATGTTTTCACTTCCTCTGTGTTAAAATCTTCTTACTGATATTTATAAGAATATCAATTTTCTTGCCTGATATACTGCCCTTTGCAAAGGTTTACATTGCTAAATACCCGTATGAATAGACCTATTTGTAGTGCTTGTAACCGTCGATTAGTCGCAGTTAACTATATCAAAGAAAACCAAACGCACTATCGCACAAGATGTGACAGTTGTATTAGACGAAAAAGAAAGGCTCAGCCAATACCTCCTCGTTGGATGAGAAATGGTTTTAAGAAAAAAACAAATTGCGATAGATGTGGCTTCTATGCAAAAAGCGGAGCACAGATTTTGGTATTTCATATGGATGGAGATTTGAATAACTGTGACTTAACAAATCTAAGGAATGTCTGTTTAAACTGTAGTGTTGAGATTACAAAACTAGAACTACCTTGGCGTATTGGAGATTTGGTCGAGGACTAGACTTTTTAAATCATCTACGGTACTATCATTGTGTAAGATAGTATCAAATCTAGTATTCACATCAATCCATTTGTACTCACTTTCGTGTACATCAATACCACTCATTAGATTGCTTGTTTTAGGATTATTATTATCAAAAATAGCTCTGGCAAACCACTCAGGATCTTTGCCTCTTTTTACTTGCCAAATTTTGCCGCCAAGTTTGCGTATCATATTTTGCTCGTTACGAAAACGCACATCAGGCACTATATAATCTCCTGGATGGTCTATCAAATATTTTTTTAAAAGACTTACCCATACGCCATTGTAAAACCCGTCTCGCATACATTCAGTACCAAATTCTTGTAGCACTATACGAGGTGTAATTGTTCTGCCTGTTTCAGCAGTCCAAAATTCGTCTGCTTGTTCACGCCACTGACGACTTTCTTCGGTATCGCCTTCCAGCATTGCTCTATCCCAGCCAAAGATAGTGGCTACACCATCTTTTAGTTTATCAGCAAAACTAATTTTTTTGTATCCTTGCTCTACCAGTATATCAGCAACTGTTCCTTTGCCAGAACCAATTAATCCGCATATTCCTATTATCATTTAAGTCCAGTAACTTTTAGATGTTTTATTGTTTGTTGTAGCAAATCTATTTGTCTTCTACAATCTTCGAGTGCATGATGACTTGCACGTGGCTTCGGCAAATCTGGGTACAAACTATATACAGTTCGTGCATCTCTGACATTCCAAAATTGCCACGGTATAGGCAAGCCTAATTGTTTCATTGCG